AATGTAACACATGATGCTAGTGCCGTTCCGGTAGTGGCTAAACCAACCGATCTTACTGATTATCCTTACATAGTAGTTCAATCATCTAATTTTGCTGATGATAGTTTAAAAGATAGGTTTTATGGTGTGCATGAAGTAGAAATACAAGTTCACACCAAATTTCCACTAAACTTTGGAGGGCAAGATGATTGTGATGACATATCAAATTCAATATTACAATTAATAAGAACTCGTAATGCTACTTCTGATTTTGGTAGTGATACAATGTTTCTATTTAAACAAACTACACAAAGGTATTTAAATGATGATGATGGGCAATTTGATTATTACACCAAATCATTATTCTTTGATGCAGATGTTATAAGCAATAGTTAATGAATGGAAGTAGCTTACTCTTATATATTGATAACGATAAACTTTTATATTCAAAATCTCACAGTTTTTCGTTTAGTGGAAACACGGTTGACATCTCTACCAAGTTATCAGACATATCTGCAATTGAGGAAAGTTACTTTTGGGAATCTGCAAACTTCAATTGGGAACAACTTGATGAAACTTGGGAAGGTATAACTAGAAGTCAATCAGTTACCGGTTGGAGTGAAAGTATGCCTAGTTTTCGTTCAGCAAACTTTTCTTCTGAAGGATTATATGTTGTAGATGGAATAACTCAAACGTGGGACACAACAGATTATTATTGGGAATTGTTTAATGTAGATTGGGAAGATGGTGCAATTGAACCAAATCCTACAACTACTTTAGATAATTTAGTTATTACCGGCGAAGAAGTTAAATTTGAAATATTAGATAGTAATTTAAATTCTGTATTTGTTGGTAGATGCTATGTAGCTAATTATGAGTTGGTGGCTGATAATGATTGTTGGTAGATGCTATGTAGCTAATTATGAGTTGGTGGCTGATAATGAAGGATCAATGTTTTATAACGCTGATTTTAGCGTAACAAGTGGAGTAGCATAATTATATATATTTTTTTATTTATCTTTGAGTTAAAATTAACAATATGGCTGCAATTAACGGAACTTCATTAACACTTTATATACCTCAAACAGTAGGCGCAACTACATCATGGGTAGCAGTAGGATTATCAAAATCTGCTAGTTTATCTATTTCTGCCGATACTCCGGATATTTCTACTAAAGACAGTAGTGCTTGGACGGAAGTAATGGCGGGTATGAAGAGTTTTAGTATAGATTTTGAGGCATTATTAGATTTAGGAGATGATGCTAGTGCAAATGGATTTGTACCTTTATATACTTATTTTACTGCAAGGACAACAATAAAGGTTGCATTTGGTAAAGATGGTGGATATTGGTATGGAGATGCTATTATATCTTCATTGGAAGAAAGTGCTGAAGCAGAGCAACCGGTAAGTTTTAGTGGTTCTTTAACGGGAACGGGTGCTTTAACTTATGATTCCGGTAATATAACTTATCCCTAACAATTAATTAAAAACTAAATTTCATGGCAAAAAACAAACACAGAGGTACTTGTATCATAGATATAGGTGGCAAAAAAAGAGGATTAGTATTTAATATGAATACCTATGCAATATTTTGTGAGGGTATGGATATTGAATTAGCTGAAATGGATGAGGCATTTAGTGGCAGAAAGCAAGCCAAAGCAATATGTTGGTTAATGTATTCCGGATGTGTAGCCTATGATGAGAAAAACTCATCTAATATAGATTATGACATACATGATTTTTATGATTGGGTTATGGATATATCTAGTGAGGATACAGAAAAAGTAATGCAAACAATGGTTGGCTCTAAAACTTTAGATAATGATTCTAATAATGGTATGGCAAGAAATGTTGTTGAATCAACAAAGGATGATGTAAAAAAAAATTAACTACATTCGATGACATATTAGATCAAGGAATAGGAACGTTGGGTTTATCACCCGACGTTTTTTGGTTATTGACATGGGCAGATTTTATTAGGCTACTAGAGGCACACATACACAACCACAATCAACATTGGGATAGGACAAGATATCAATCTACAATGATAGCTAATTGTGCTATGGGTAGGAAGAAAACAATCGCTCCAAAAGATTTGTTTAGGCTACCGCATGATTCTGATGGTAAGAAAAAAACACCATTACCCACAAAAGAAGAAGTTGATAAGATTAAAAATAGAGCAATAAAATTACCTATTTAATATTAATTAAATTTGCTACATGGCTGAAGAAAAATTAACGCTCAAAACGTTCCTAGAATCATCTCAATTTATAAAAGGGGCGAAAAAAGTAAAAAATGCATTAGGAAGTATAGGTAAAGCAGCATCTACACTTGGGGCAACTATGACGGGCGCAATGGCGTTAAGAGGTGTTAAGGCAATGATTGATTTAGCGGGTGAAGCTGAAAAAACTGATTTAAGATTTAAACGAGTTTTTGGATCAATGTCTTCTGAGGTTAATGTGTTTGCCACATCATTGTCATCTGATTTAGGAAGGGTAAAGGCTGATGTTGAAGGAGGAATGGTTTCCTTTCAAGCATTCTTTCAAGGATTAGGCTTTGGAGGTAAAGAGGCTGCAAAGTATTCTCAAAAAATGCAAGCGTTGTCTTTAGATTTAGCATCATTTTTTCAATTACAAGATGCAAATGCACAAAAAAGATTTTTAGCAGCGTTAGCGGGTTCTCCGGAAGTTTTAGATCAATTTGGTATAAATTTAAAAGAGGCTGCTTTACAACAAGAGTTGTTGAACATGGGTTTAGCCACATCTGTTCAAAAAACGAACGAGATGACAAAAACTACTGCTCGTTTATCTATTATAATGAGAGCAATGTCTGACAATGGTATTGTTGGTGATGCAAAAAGAACTATGATTACTTACGGTAATAAAATGAAAATTGCCGAATCATCATTAAAAGATTTAGCAATAAGTATTGGTGATAAATTTTTACCGGTTGCAAAAGAAATGCTTGATATAGTTATTAGTTTAGCTAATGGTATAAATAGATTATTTGATGGTGGAAAGAAATTATCAAAATTAAATAAAGAACAACAAGAACAGTTTTTGCGTTTAGGAAATGCTTTAACAAATGGTACGGTAAAAGGTTCAGAAACTTATGAAATAATACTAAATAAAATAATTCTTTTGTATCCTAAGTTTTTAAAAGGATTAGATAGAGCAACTGTAACTAACGAACAACTAAAAAATAAAGTAAATGCCGTTAATTCAGCTTTTCAACTTCAACAAAAAATAATTGACAATTCAATTAGTTTACAAGAAAAGAAAATAAAACTAGATGAAATTTCAAATAGAATTTTATTTATTAAAGATCAAATTCAGAAAAATATTGACAATGGAGAAAGAAAGAATCGTAAGGGTGAAGTTGAAAAAAACCAAATACTTAAACAAGAATTAAAGGGTACTGAGCATGTAATGGGTGCTACACAAAAATTAGGTTTTGCAACAATAGAATATAACGCTGCCCTTGCAGAAAATGTAAGATTATTATCATTAAGAAATGAAATTTTTGATGATACATTTGGTGGATTAACGGAACAAAAAGATGTTGTAAAGCCTAGATTATCTGATGGAGGTGTACAATTTGATCCTAAAAGTATAGGTGATACAGATGAGTTTACAGATTTAGCAGATATGGAAAGACTTATTGATGGATTAAGTGCAATACCAAAAAAAATACCAAAAATAAAACTTTTATTTAAAGATTATTTTAGTCTTGGTGGAATTGAGTTTGTAACAGATACAATACTTAAAAATGGTAAATTAATTCATAAAACTTTTCTTGATCTTGAAAAGACAATGGGAAATGCTCTTGAAGGGTTTGCTAGTAGCATGGGATCAGCGTTTGGAGGTGCTATACAAACCGCATTAAGTGGGGGAAAGGATTTAGGTACTGCAATTAGATTAGCAACAAAAGCTGCACTAGGAGGTATGGCTGCTGATCTTGCAGCAAATGCAATGTATTTCGGTATTCTTGCATTAGGATATAAAGCGGGTATAGTAGCTACGGGTGGTGCCACGGGCCCGAATGCCAAAAGTGCAGCAAAAGCTGCCGGAATATTTGCAGCCGGTGCGGCTACACTAGGCATTGTAAGTTCTGCTATTAGTGGAAGAGGAGGATCATCTGACGTATCATCTAAAGGTACGGGAGGAAACGCAAATGACGGAAAAGGTGTTGGTGGATTTAAGGACATGATGAATGCAATACAAGGAGAGCAAGTTTTTAGATTAGCCGGTAATGATTTAGTTACGGCAATCAATAGAACAAATACATTTCAAGGAGCAATAGGAGGATAAAATATGGCTATATATAGAAATAAATACACATTAGAGTTTGATGATATTATTAAGGATGAGTTTAATGATTATAAACTTGAAATATTTAAAAAATATGAAATAGATACTTTAGATACTTCTAATAATGTTTATGTTAGTGCTTATAATGCTGCTCAAGGATTGCTTTATAAAGGTACTCCCGTTTATATTCAATCGGGAATAATATACAGA